GCCAGCACCTCCGCATGGGCGTCCCTTGATGAGGCCACAAAGCAAGCCACTCGATTGGAATACGCGCAAAAGATGTATGAGATGTCCGGCGCCACGGGACAGGCCGCGAAGGAAGCCGAACAATATGCCAATGTCGTTGGCAATCTCAAAGAAGCCTGGCGGCAATATACCGCGGCGATTGGTACTCCCCTTTTGGAGGCCCTTACACCAGTCATAAAAAACGTGACAGCTGCGTTGGATGATTTAACTGATTCGGCGCCGGAAACGGCTAAAAGCATTGGAGTCGTTGCGAAATCCGCGGGAAACTTTGCTATTGGTATTATAAACAACACAGATAAGATCGTCGCTGCTGGTAAAGCTGTTGGAACAGCCTTTGTACTGACAAAATCAATACAGGGCTTATCGGTATTTGCGACGAAAACGCAATTTGCCGCGGGGATGATTGGTATCTTAGTTGATGCTAATGATGGGGCTAAAATCGCAAGTACGGCACTGGCAAAAGAATTGACCGTATTACAGCTCGGGCTTGGCGTATTAACCGGCAAGGTAAAAGTCGCCACTGCGGCCCAACTGGCTTACGATGCGGCTATGGCGGCCCTAAATCCTGCTGCTTTGATCGCCGGTATTGGCGTTGCGGTTGTATCGTTAAGCGTGTTTGCTAATAGCTTAATTGAGGAAAGTTCCGAAGTACAAGCGGCAAGAGAGGCTGTTGATGCCCTCGCTGAATCACACGCAAACTTGTCCGCGTCCTTTGATACAGCCTCTGAAGCCATCAAAACACAACTTAGCGACAGCATGGCCGAGATTGGATATTTGCAAAACCTTAAAACAGAATTAGATAGCCTTGTTGACGCCAACGGTAAAGTCAAAGAGGGATACGAAGAGCGCGTATCCTTTATCCTAAATCAGCTCAGCGAAGCGACCGGCATTGAGATGTCGTTACAAGACGGTCTCGTACAAGGTTACGGCGAACTGGGCTTGGCCATCGACGAATACCTCGAGAAAAAGAAAGCCGAAGCCTACGCCTCGATTGCCAACGAAGCACTAACGACTGAATTAAAAAATCAGCAAGAATATTTAATCGCATATCAAGAATATCAGCAGACCCGCGCTGAAATCCAGCAGCAGATTGATGACGTCGATATGGGGCACTCCCTCCAGCAGCAGCAACGCGCCCAAGCGCGCATAGCCGCGCTCAAGGAAGAGCTTGCTGCTGCAGATGAAGATTGGGCCGCAATCGCCGAAAAATATGAAGGTGGTCAGCAGCGAATCGCCTGGGCAGAGGAAGTACTTGCGGCAGCAACAGAAGGAAACTTCCAGCGCTTAGAAGAGGCCTTTTTTGGAGTTGGCGGCGCTCTGGAGGACATGACTAATAAGTCTACCGAGGAATTATCGGCGCAACTCGATGAGGTTAACTATTGGCTCCCTCTGATCAAAGCTCTATATGACCAATATGGCACCGAAGAACTAAAGTCTTACGTTGATCAACTGGAGCAAAAACAGGCAGCCCTTGAACAAGCCTTGTCCGATCAAAAGACGGAAGTCGAAACAAAAACACCGGAACATGCAGCAACTTGGCAAAAGCTTGGTTACGAATCATATGCGGCCTATTGTGCGGCTGTTAGATCGGGCAAAGCAGATGCCGGCAAAGCCGGTGACGAGGTTGCAACCTCCGGTGTAGGTGGTGCCCGATCAAAACTGCCTGGCTTTGCTACCGCGGGGGCTGATAGCTCACTCAATATATCAACAGGTATCTTATCCAAGTCCGGCACAGTTAGCGGCTCAGCAAAATCGGTCACAGAATCAGCCAGGGAGGCAGCCGCGTCAGTTAACACTACGTCCGTGGGATCATCGTTTACTTCTGGTATCGCCTCCGGCATATCGTCCGGACTGTCTAAATTAAAAAACGCTGCAATCAGTGTTGTAAAGAATGCGTATGATGCCGCTAAGCGCTGGCTTGATAGCCATAGCCCATCAAAAAAGACTGCTAAGGGCCTCGGTGTCCCGTGGACGCAGGGGGTAGGTGTGGGTATCGAATCGGAGACGCCAAAGCTCATGACGACCGCCCGGGAATCTATGCGTAAAGCCGTAGCTGCTGCAAAGGCGGCGATCAATGAAGCACAGATATCGACGAGCTTATCCATTACTCCGGCTATCATCTCATCTGGTGGTAACTCAAATACTACAAATAACACCGTACAGCAAGCAATTTACTACAACAGCAATCAAGCCTCACCTTCCGATGTCAAACGAGCTGCGAGGCGTGGGATAAAACTGGGATTGGCAGGTGACGTCAAATGATCTTTAAATTTATCAGGGACGATGCCGATGAACTTATTCTCGACTCAGCGGTGTGGGGGCTTTACGATATCGAAGGTCTAACAGGTTTCCCGGATGTTGCTGTTGAGACTCAGACCTACGCTTTTGCGGACGGATCCTACTGGACACAGAACCAGGCGCAGAGACGACATATCGCCTTTAAAGCTGACTATCGATATAATGACCAGTCTTTCTTTACACAAAACAAAGTCGGCAGCTTTTTTAACCACCTTGCCGATTACGAGCTTTTTATCCTCAGTTTTGATGGTAAAGATGGATATATACAAGGGCGGGTGACAGATTTCATTATGCCAGTGCAAAAATCCAATGATATGGTGCATTTCGAGCTGTCCTTTTTATCAGTCAACCCCTTTATCCAGTCCGCCGACGACTTTGGTCAAAACCTCAACGAGGTTACGCCAATGATCCATTACCCACGCCACTATCTTGTCAACCAAAAACTCCCCTACTCTGTGCGCAAATACGCCCAAAACGTCAAGATCACCAACGAGGGCGGCATTAGTACCGGCTTTGTTGCCAGTGTCGTCTTTGCCGAGGCCACGTCCACTTTTAAACTGCAAAACCATAAAGGCCAAAAGATTGATATAACAAAAGCCTTTGCAGCTGGTGACATTTTGCAAATCGACACCAAAAACGGCGTATGCCGTCTCAACGGTACCAAGTTTTATAAGGGCATATCCAATGACAGTGAGTTTTTTGTCTTGTATCCCGGCGATAATTACCTCACCTATAACGCTGCTATCGGTGAGAGCACGCTTGATCTCAATATTTATTATAGATCTCAAAGGATGGTGTTTTGATGTACGATGTAATCCTTTTAAATGCCTCTTTAGAGACGGAGTATCGCTGCAAAACCGTTGACTTTTTATGGCACTCGAAATTGTCAGAGCCGGGCGAGTATCAAATCCAAATCATCGTTGATGATGACCTGGATCTATCGGTTTGCCGGTATGTCACCGTCAACACAAAAAAAGAAATCGGCATCATCCAAAAATGGGAGTATTCTTCCGGTGATCCCGGCACAGTGATTGTGTCGGGATATTTTTTGGAGCACTTACTCTATGAGTCGGTCGTATATCCAACCTACAGCGCTTACAATAAGACCATTTGGCAGGTCGGGAGTGAGGCTTGTGCCACTTACCTTGATAATCTCGGTTTCCCGTTAATCCTGCCCTCTCAGCCATCCTCAGGGGTGATTGTGCCGGAGTCATTAAGCGTAACCATGCAGCAGACCGGTGATTACGTCGGCGATCTCCTCTATGGGCTGACTGCGGTCTATGGGTATGGCGTTTTGATCACCAAAGCCGACAACAAGCTACAAATCGATATTGCAAACTACCACGACCGCACCGGCGAAACCGACGATGATGAGGTCGTCTTTTCGGTCGCCTTAAACACCATCAAAAAATATGATGCGATCAAGGATAAGAGCAGTTACCGTAATTTGGCCGTGGTGGCCGGTGAGGGCGAGGGGGCGGCACGGGTCTTTGAGGTTATCGACATTGCAGCATCCGGAGAGCAAAAGCGCCACCTTTGGGTTGATGCCCGTGACCTCCAACAGGAAGAGGACGAGGCTATTACGGACTACCGCCTTAAACTCCGGCAGCGGGGCCTTGAAAAGCTGGCTGAGACTGTCGAGATTGATAACGTGGAAATTGAGATTGAGGACGACGAGGCCCAAAAAATCGGCACGGAGTATGATATAGGCGACATCGTATGGGTCGTTATTAACCCTGTGCAGCTTGCCTACAAGATGAAAATCATTGAGGTTGAGGATGTTTACAATCAGGGCAAGCGCTCGACCTCTTTAATTTTTGGCAATAAAATTCCCACGGCGTGGGAGAAAGTTAAGAGGTTTTATAAATGAGATCATGGTGTTTTGACAGTCAGGAATCCGGCGGCGTATATGACCGGGAATACGGTAGTTCCGAAATTCGAGAAGTCATGGGCAAGTTGATTGGCAACGGCGTATATGCCACACCCTCCACCAATATGCAGATTATCGCTGATAGCGGTTTGACCACAAAAATGCAGCCTGGCAGCTGCTGGATTAATGGAGCTTTTGGTGTTGCAGATACAGAAGAAAGTTTCACTCACGACCCTAGCGCATCAGGACGTATAGATATAATTGTGGCAAGATTTGATTTATCTTTATCATATAGATCAATCCGATCCTTATTAATCAAAGGAACAGAGGGGCTGACCACTGCCCCTTCTTTAATCCAAACTGACTCTATCCGAGATATACTGCTAGCTAGGGTCAACGTCCGAGCTGGTGAAACATCGATTTTGCAGTCTGACATTACAGATATGAGACATGATTCCACAGTTTGCGGTATAGTTGCTGGCATAATCGATCAAATTGACACAACCGATTTATTTGCACAATATCAATCCGCGTTCTATGCTTTTATGGCTGAGCTAGAGGATGTATTAACTGGAGATGTTGCCGGAAACCTCTTACAACTAATCAATGATCATAAGGCTGATGCATCAAATCCACATAGCGTCACAAAAAGTCAAATTGGTCTTGGAAATGTGGCTAATGTGCTTCAGTATTCCGCTGATAATAAACCAACAAAATCGGATATCGGGTTAGGTAATGTAGCTAATGAGTTACAGTATTCTGGTAATTACAAACCGTATTCTGGCAGCATGGTATGGGATTCACACTCACTTAATTCAGAGTTTGATATAACACTCCCTTTCACGCCAGCACTTGTTTTGTGTGAAGTGTATGTAGGTGATGCTTATCCTCAAGGACAAAGCGGTATGCATTTACTTTCACAAGGAACATATACGTATCTTTATTATGATTGTGATACACCATCTCTATATGCAAAAGCATACGTTACTGGGAACAACATTCACGTTTACAAAGCAATGGCCAATAGCATGTCTATTCGTTATATAGCTTTTAGGTGATTATTATGACTATACCAATCAATCAATCCCAAATCGCCCGTACCACGGCTCAATGGACATCCCTTAACCCCATCTTAGCTCTTGACAGCATCGGCATCGAGGTTATGAGCAATGGCTACAACCGCTATAAGAGGGGCGACGGGGTAACAGTGTGGCTGAGCCTACCTTATATTGATAAGGTCTATAAACAGGATATCCTTATTGACGACATACCGACGGACGGCAGCGGCAGTCCAGTGGCCAGTAATGGGGTGTATGATGCCTTGGCAGGCAAGCAGGATAAAATCACCAATACCGCAAATAGATTGTTTTACGGAAGCGGCACCAGCGGTACATTAAGTCAGCTTGCGTTGCCGGTAAACCCAAAAATGCTTTTGCAGCAGGATGCTACAGGCGCTCCCTACTGGGGTATCCCTCTGTATCGGTGCTTTGCCGAGGTGCTACTCGGCGCCATCCAGGTAATCGCTACGACTACCCGCACAAAGCTTAACTTTAACGCCGCGGGATATGTGGTTGATGATTACGGCCTGTTTACCGTCAACAGTACGGGGCTCAAGGTTAATCAAACCGGTTATTACAGCCTGCATTATTACATCGACCTTGGCGCCGCCACGGGAATGGGGTCAGGTGGCTTGCTATGGATCGGCACAAATAACAATCAGCAGGTTTTCCACCGCCGCTTAGATGGCGGCAACAATGCAGACTATGCCGACGATATCTTGATCTATATGACGGCCGGCGAATATGTGTATATCAGTATCCAGCAGGGGGCGGCTACGAGTAACAGCTACGCTGGCAATCGCCGAGACGCGGCGCGTGTCGTGTTGAGACCTATTTCCTTATAAGGAGGTAAAAATGAGTATAAAAACAGCTTATATATCAAAAATTGGTAAGGACTATAAAATCAGCGACAACTTTGCACTCAAAGAAATGCAGTGTAAAGACAACAGTGATAAGGTACTCTACTCCACCGATCTGTTAGACAAATTAGAGGAGATGCGATCTTATGGCGGCTTTACGATAACGATCAATAGCGGCTACCGCACGGCAGCCTATAACAAAAGGATTGGCGGTGCATCGGCCAGCCAGCACATCAAAGGCACGGCAGCGGATATTGTGGTGAAAAAAGACGGAAAAGTAGTAAATGCAAGGTTGGTCTGCTGTCTCGCCCAAACTTTGGGCCTTAAAGGGATCGGCTACATTTCGGCCAACGCTGTACACGTTGATATGAGGGCATCAGGCAGCTATCGCGGGGATGAGCGTAGCGGGTACGGAAATAACGTATCCGATTTTTATGGCTATTTTGGACTATCTAAAATTGATATCGAAAAATATAAAGCAGTTGAGAAAACGGAGGAAGAAGACATGACACAGGAACAATTTAATAAAATGATGGCCACTTACCTGGCGCAGCAGGCAAAATTACCACCCGGAGATTGGAGCGCAAAAGCTCGTGAGTTTGTCGAGGACAATAAAATCTTTAATGGTGATAGCGCCGGGCTCCGCTATAAATCACCCTGCACCCGGGAGGAGATGGCGCAGATCCTCTATAGTATGGCCGAGGCCAGCGGTGACAAAGCTCTCGTGGACGCCATCAAATCCATTGTGGTGCCTTTAGAGGCGATTGCAAAGAGCAAGGAGGACTAAGGACGTGGACGTGTTAATTGGAGCCAAAGACGCCATCTGCGTCATTATCGGCGCCGGTGGCGCCGCTATCGCCTCGCTTTTTGGTGGCTGGGGGGCTGCCCTCGGCTTGCTGATGGTCCTGATGGTCGCTGACTACATTACCGGTCTGCTCGTCGCTGGAGTGTGGAAAAAGTCAAGCAAAAGTAAAAACGGTGCTTTAGAGAGTAAGGCCGGATTCAAGGGGCTTTGTAAAAAATGCGTAATCCTTATTTTTATTTTAATAGCCTACCGACTCGATCTCGTGCTTGGGACGACATATTTAAAAGATGCAGTTTGCATCGGTTTTTGTGTCAACGAATTATTGAGCCTGATTGAGAATGCCGGTTTGATGGGACTGCCGCTGCCGGATGTGATGACAAAGGCAGTCGAGATTTTGAAAACTAAAGAATATAAGTAACACGTAAGCCCCGACCTTAATTGGTCGGGGCTATTTTTTTGCCACTTTTTTGCCAACGGAATGGCAAAAACCAGCAAAAAACCGTTATTTGATGCCCTTTAGCACAAATAGGAAATGCCCATAAAACGAATGTTTTACAGGCATTTTACTTGGAGGCGCCACCCAGATTCGAACTGGGGCATAAAGGATTTGCAGTCCTCTTCTTTACACCTCTTAGCAGGTACTTCGTTATTATCTTGCCACCCCTTTGCAGCCCGCTTTTGGGGCCGCCCTATCAATCATGAGATTTGTCACGTGCGTGTAGATCTCTGCTGTCATGCGGATATCACTGTGACCCATCCAATATTGGGCAGTTTTGAGGTTAATGTCATCCTCTGCAAGCCGGGTGCAATAATCATGTCGGAGGTTGTAAGGGTCGAGATCCTGAGGCAGTGCATGAGCCACAATGGCGTTGCGGTAGGTTTTGGCTCCGGCGAGGAGATCCATATCACGCATAAGGCTGTGCCATGCTTTGTACATCGCCGTATCCCCGATGATATCATTTTTTGTATTGTGGAAGACATAGGGTGATCCAGTCGCAATGGCCTCCTTTACGGCTGCGGTAAGTGCTGGCATGTACCAATCCGGGATTGGTATCGTCCGATTCCCGGCATCACTTTTGGGCTCCTTAATGCTGCGTCGTGTGCCCGACTCGACCGCATCTTTGATTGTTACCCTCTGCTTTTTTAAATCTACATTAAATATAGGGAGTGCCCTTGCCTCTTGGGGCCGAACACCACAGGCATAGATAAGCCCGAAGAAATCGCCTCGGTGATGGGTTTGTATTGCCCGCAGAAAATACTTGCGCTCTTCCTCGGTGAGGGGCCTACGCGGTACTTTTTTCTTTGCCCTGGGCAAATCATCTTTATCGATGCCTCGCATTGGGTCGTACGCCATCGTCCCCTGAGGAGCCTTGTTGAGACACGCCTTTATATAAGTATAGCATTTATGGATATAGCTTGCACTCATCCCCTCGAGTTTATTAAGGCACTTTTGGATGTGGATTGATCTGAGATCACAAAGCTTGACATTGCCGATGTAAGGCAAAAAAACCTTATTAAAAATACGCTCTATCTCATTAAGGGTAATGTTTTGTACTTTGGGCTTTTTGTAAACGTCCCGCCACTCCTCATACCACCGGCGCAGCGTCGTCTTAGTGTTGATGACCAAAAGACCGGCATCATATCTTATCTTGGCCTTATCGCGCTTACCGTCTGCCTCCTCTTGAGTGGCACCAGTAAAGCGCAACCGTTTAGGTGTACCGTCAGGCAAAACGATATTAAGAGACGCCCATTTATATTTGTCTGCCATCTTGATTTATCCCCTTTCATCTGCTAAGATGTAAGGACAGACTACTCCCTTTAGCGAGTGGGTTTTCTGTCCCTGATCCCCTTTGGTGTTGCCGCACCGAGGGGATCTTTTGATATTTAAAGAAAATAGGTCACCCAATTAAGGGTGACCTATTAAACGCTGGGGAATAAGGTGGGGCGACACTCCCACATCTCCTAACCTCTTGCGAGGGGCGACGGCTGCCCGTTCCGTCCTCTTGTTCCCATGCTATTCTATGTACCCTTATATTAAACTATACATCATGATTTGTCAACGAATTTTTTGTGTTTTTATACGTAAAAGAAGAAAATATCGATATTAAATATAGAATAAAAAACGTGTTTTTTTAGTCGGGATGATAACTTTTTTAGTCAAAAAGGTAAATTATCGTTACTTTTAGGCAGTTTATTACGTTTTCTTAAATATTGTATATTATCAATAAAATATAATAAATATTATTATATATTTGTCTTTTTTAGAGTTCCGCAAGAAATGAAGTTGGTTGCTCTCTGCTTATTAAGAATGTATATTGATCTGGCATAATGCTTTCCGCTGCTTGAGGTTCTCACGGCAACTTTTACGTATTCACCGTCTACAATATATTCTTTTACGCACTCTATAGAGCCATCTTTTGGGTTTAATCCAATGTAATCGGGACAAGATACAATTTCCCAGATAGCTGCCCCATATTTTAAATAGTCAAATGGATGCTTCCCTTTCATGTGATTGATGTTTGACTCACCAAGAAATACTTCAATATCACAACTAACATTTATTCCTATAAGGGCTAATGCTTTTAGCGGTATGCATCCAATAACAACTGGCTTACTCATCATTCTTCTTCCACGCAATCAGGTTAATTAAGCGTTGCAGCGCTGGGGGTTTTTTTTTATTCGCTAAACACTGGTAATTCACCTGACTGAAGTGCCTCGAACCCGCTTTCATACGCAGCAGCCTGATCTGGAGTCAAATCCTTGTCAATGCGCAAAAATACGTTTTTATATAAATATAGATACTGCACAAACATTGAGGAGCTGGATGAGAGCGCATTGATGTATTCGTATCTTGCTTCTGCATCAGCAGTATTTTCAAATACTTCGACCGAACCACCGACAGGATTTTCTTCATCATCCCATTGTTCAATTCTCGTATCGGCAAAATTAACCTTGCTAATGTACTGGTTAGGACGACCAAGAAGAGCGTTAGGATCGGTTTCCTCGTCGTAGACCAAAACGTTATCAATCGGGAAACCTGCATCCTTAAAAGCGTTTACAATTTCTTCAGCTGCCATATTTGTAATGTCGATCTTCGGGGATTCATCTGTTGAAGCTAAATCGGTATCATTGTTTTTAGAACTATTGCAGGCTGTGAGTCCAGCCAGCAAAACCACAACAGTCAATACTAAAGGTATATATTTTTTCATAGTTTCCTCCGCTATATCCCACGCCCCTGGAAAAAGCAACCTATCTCAGCACGGCACTGGCAATCAACCTGTCAAACACGCGAACATCGACCTTTTTGCCGAGCTTTATTTTGATGTGCCCAGCCTGTGTCCACATTTCAACCTCTGCGCTAAGGTCAAGTGTGCCTGCATTCTCCGTTGACCACATTTTGATGGACGAATATGGCAACGAATAAATCTCAACTTTTTTCCCTGTCAAGCCCTGGGCATCCCTTACGATAAGGCGTTTGTTTGTAAAAATAGCCGAATCGCGAATCGTTTTGTATGCAGCGACAGCAGTTTCCCCTTCCATTAGCACGCTGGCGGCATCCTGCGGCACAGGGCACTCACTCATGAAATTCCACAATGCAACATCATTAATTTCGCTCATTGTTTTTCTCCTTAATACCTTTATTTTACGTCACTTTGAAAAGCGACGGCCTTACCCAGTATTTTAATATTTTTACAATCTGATTCTTGAAAAACCATATCCTTATAATTGGGATTTTCGGAATGAAGAACGCAAACACCGTCATATTGGTAGAAACGCTTAATAGTAAATCCTTCGTCTACCCACAATGCGGCTATTTCGCCATTCTCTACGGAGGGTTGGTAGCGCACGAATACAATATCTCCATCGAGAATACGGGCGCCCACCATGCTATCCCCCTCGGCTCTGACCGCGGCATTGGCGTTTACGTCGTTACCGATCGCAACGTATGATTCAAAATCTTCTTCTCTATATACCGGCTCCCCGCATGCCATAGTCCCCAATAAGGGGACTTTTTTTGTTTCTATGGGGAGGAGGCCAGGATATGTATATATAGGATCGTCTGACGATCCTCCCAACACCCAATCTACAGAAACCTGATAAAGGTCGCATAAGCGCCGAAGGATATCGCTTTCAACGCCGTTTATGCCCCGTTCGTAATTGCTAATAGCCTGTGACGTCAGGCCCAGTGCTGACGCGGCCGATGCCTGGGTGTGTTTGGCCTCATTTCTTGCCTGCCTAAGTCTCTTTGCGATTTCAACTCTACCCATCTATATCACCTCACGCTTGTATTATCTCCTATCATTGACAAATTGTCAATGATTTATTTAATATTTGCTTAAAAAAGCTATTGACTATCAACGAATCATTGAGTATAATCAGGATATATCAACGATTCGTTTAGTTTGGAGGTGAAAAAATGGAAAGAAATTACGATGTAAATAAAAACATTAAACGCATCATTGACTCCGAGGACAAGCGCCCGTCGGCCATTGCAGACAAAGCAAAGATTAGACGAGACACCTTCTCGCGCATCCTCAGCAACAAGCGCCCGGTTTACGCCGAAGAGATCCCCGGAATTTGCTCAGCGTTGGGCATCAGCGCAAATGAGCTCTTCTGTAAAACCCCCTCCAAAGGCAATTAAGAAAGGAGAAAACCAATGTTACAACCTACACTTTTTACAAGCCCCCGATTTGGAGTAGTAAGAACTCTATCGCAGGAAGACAAGCCTTTATTCTGTGGCTACGATGTTGCTAAAGCTCTCAATTATGCCCGTCCCAGTGAAGCCGTAAGACGGCATTGCAAGCACACGCTGAAACAGCGTATACCTAATATGCTGGGCGTTGTCGCTGACATTCTCTTTATTCCCGAAGGTGATGTCTATCGCTTGATCATCAAAAGCAAAATGCCCGAAGCGGCACAATTTGAAACTTGGGTATTTGATGAAGTTCTTCCTTCTATTAGAAGAAACGGCGGTTTTGCCACCGATGAAGATTACTTCCTTAATAGATACCTTCCCTACGCCGATGAAAGAACCAAAGTCATGTTTAGAGGAATGCTCGAAACGGTCAGGGCACTTAACGCCAAAATTGAACAAGAACAGCCAAGAGTCACCCTTGCGCAGATGGTTGAAGATGCTGTCAGGGAGATAATGCAAAATTAACACGTTGAACATCCACCCCAAAAAGTAATAAGAAAGGAGAAAAAACCAATGATCCACGATAAAGAAATCGAAAAAGATACCCCCAAGCTGACCATTGATACGGAGAAAAACCAATACCGAATTGATGGCCAGATCCTCACCCGTTGCACGAAGCTGACCTACGAAAAGGTGGGGGCTGATATGGCTACCATTTCAATGGAAATACGCGGCAGCGAAGCATCTATTAGCGGCTTCTTGATCAAAAAGAAACCGCAGAAAATTACCTGTGAATGTGGTGCCTATCTCGGCAAATTTATCAATCACTTTGATATCGCTTGCCCTTATTGTGGAGCAAAGTTCAGCGGCAACGATTGATTTCGGATTCTATGACAGCAGTAACAACGCCAGTTACTGTTGACAATGCAATCGCCCCAGCTGTTTTAAGGAATTTCTTCCATGTTTTATTATCCCTCATTTCAGCTAAAAACTGATGCCCCAAGATACCCAAATCTTCAATATAGATACTGTCATCGATAAATTCTTTATACCCAAGCAATAAACCTGCACCGTTACACTGCTTCACGTGGTAAGCAAAAACCTTAAAATCATAGTCCAGAAACGGCTTATCAGCGTAGAAAAGGCTATCTTCATTGTCCTCAATGTACAAGAGTATGTCCCGGACACAATCTGGATTTAAACGCATAAAATCATCCCCCCTTTTGGTATCGATTTTACCACGAAAAAGTGGAACAAACAACCATTTTTGAAAGGAGAAACCACAATGGAAAAACTTATACTCAGAAAGCCCAAGCCCCGAAGCCACGCATGGAAATGCTGCAACATCTACCCCGAAACGCACGCGATACTCGCCGAGATCAGCCAAGAGACCGGCCTGCAGATGGCCTACATCATCAGCGAGATGGTCGAGTTTAGCCAGGCCCATCTCGAGATCGTCGAGGAGTAAGGAGGCCCATAATGAAAAAATCAACCGAAATCGCCAATGACATCTACGAAAAAAACGGCGGCGCACTGCTCTCTGTGGCCGATGTAATGACATACTGCGGTATCGGTAGAGACGCCGCCCACGCCTTGCTTAAAGACCTTGTACCGACCCAGCAAGGCACTAAAAAATGTTACTGGTATAAAGATGTCGCCGATGTAATGAGCCGGAGAATCGCGCTGTGAAAGGAGTCTAACATGCCCCGCCGCAACAAAAACGCCCGCGACCGTGACAAGCCCAAGCGGGTCAAACCCAAGACCAATATCCGCTACCTGCCGCGCAAGCACGACGGCATCGGCCCCGGTCGGGTCGTGTGCGTCGTGGAGTGGGTAGATGAGAGGAGGACAAGCTGATGACAGCAACACCTGATCAATTTAACCAGCTGGGTGGTGAGATCCATAACCCGGAACCTGACCTCAACATCCCCGACTGCATGAACCGTCCGAAATTTGAGAGCCTGGGCGAAATGCAGAAACACGATGAAAAAACCCGGCGCCGGAGATGGCAGCACATCAAAAACCGCATCATGACTGGCGCGTGGGCATTAACGACAATCGGCATGGGTATCGCGCTGATTGTGTGGGGGTGATTGGGTGAGCGATAACGTGTTAAATACAAGCTTTAGCAAAATAGGAGGATGAAATGAATAACAATGATTTAAATTTTGTAACCAAAAAAGCGCGGACGCATACAGGCGTTGACGCCGATATATCCCTTACCCTGGTCAAAAAAGGTAAATTTGTATCCCTGTCAATCGATCTGGCCGTGGCGAAAATGATTGGAGATACCGGTTACATCGTCGCCGCCAGGCTGGGCAGTAGAATCTATTTTAAGCAGTCTAACGCTGTCACCGGGTTTAAGGTGCAGTTTAAGGAGCACTCATCCCGGGCTTACGTTCAGATGCCGGCGGCAGACCTCAAGGTCAACGGTGATTGGATTGGATTTTATAAAATTTGGTGGAACTCTGAGCGGGAACTATTTTACATCGACCTTGACCGCAAATAAAAAAAAGACGCCCGAAGGCGTCCACAAAAATAATCCTGATTAAATAGTACAGCAAAGGAGGCTAAAAGTCAAATATGAAGATTTGCCTGGATTGTAAAGACGTCATTGCTGATGATGAGATAAAATATCGCAATAGTTTCCCAGCTCATACCGTTGCTCATTGTCCATTATGTGATAGCATCGAAATAGTGGCAGCTGAAAAATGCTCCATCTGCGGGAACTGGTTTGACGCGGAAGATTTAAGGGCCGGGGCCTGCAATAGATGTTTTGCAAATACTGTTAGATCATTTCGTGATGTTTGTACCGCACATTTTAACCACGCCGAAGGGAAAATCATCAATCAGGCTTTTGACGGAGAATATCTCTTCGCGGAGATCGAAGAATGATCAAAGGCAACGGCTGGGAATACGAAACAGCAACGCTGCCGGAGCAGAAAATCGATTTCCCCAAAGGGGAACGTAAATGCATGTATTGTCCCTATCTCAATGAGTATCCCTGGCACCGTTGCACCTGTACCATCACGAATGAAATTATTCCCCATGAAGAATCAATGGTTGGGGCAAATTGCCCTCTAAAATTCGAAGAATTATTTTAAGAAAGGAAATATATCAATGAGCAAAGTTATCGCCATTATGGGCGAATCAGGCAGCGGGAAGACGACATCTATGCGAAATCTCGACGCAGCCGCCACCTACTACATTGACGCCGACCGGAAGGGTTTATCCTGGAAGGGCTGGCGTGACCAATACAACGCTGAAAACAAAAACTATTACAACGGCACCGACATCAACATGATTAAAACGATCCTTTCCGGCATATCGGAAAAACGCCCGGAGATTAAACACATCATCATCGACACGATAAACGGCATCATGGTAGCTGACGAAATGCGCCGTGCGAAGGAAAAAGGCTACGACAAATGGGTTGATCTGGCCCAATGCGTTTGGGATTTAATGGACGGGTTTTACGACTACCGCGACGACTTATGGATTATCCCCGCGTTTCACACGCAAACCGAGCGCGACGAAAGCGGTTACACCTTTACACGCATTAAAACAAGCGGCAAAAAATTAGAAAAAATCGTACCGGAAAGCAAGCTTACAACAGTATTATACGCAAAATGTAACAGCGGCAAATACGTCTTTGAAACACAGTCGCAAAACAGTACAGCAAAGTCGCCAATGGGGGCATTTGAAACCCTTGAAATTGATAACGATATCACAAAAGCAATCAAAGCATTGGAGGAATTTTAACCATGAAAAAACCTGACGGATACGACGAAGCCCAAGTTATAGGTGAATTTGTGAAACTTACCCCTGGCGGACACCTATTAGAGATCAAAAAAGTAGAAGAATGCGTGGCAAACAATGGTAATCCGTATATCAATGTGATTTTTGACACTGATAAAAACGATTCGCAGCCTGACTATTTCATGGAATTGTACAAGAACGATACAAGAGAAGAAAAGAAATGGAACGGCATAAAATTCGTCTTTGTGAATGACTATAATGACCCGTCTAAAACGAATAGTGGCTTTAAAGGCTTTACAACGAGCGTAGAAGCTTCCAATAAAGGCTTTGCCATTCCTTGGGGTGAAAGCTTCGCAGCAAGCTTTCAAGGCAAAAAAGTGGGCGGAGTATTCCGTGAAGAAGAATATGAGAAAAACGATGGAACAATCGGAACCGTTGTGAGGCTCGCATGGTTCCAAGGAACCGAAAGTGTGCGAACAGCGAAAGTCCCTGAAATCAAAAAACTTAAAACCAGCCCATACGCCGAGCAGGTTCCCCTCGACAAAGTGCCTTTCTAATGTTTCAGGAAATTAAGGACAGGGTAAACATCATAGACGTCTGCCAAACTTATGGCATCGAATTAAACCGCGCAAAGAAAGCGAAATGTCCGTTTCACGACGAAAAAACCGCCTCATTCTCCGTATCCGAGCCGAAGCAAATTTGGCACTGCTTCGGCTGCGGAGAAGGCGGCGACGCCATTACTCTTGTGGAGAAACTGTATAATTTAAAGCCGATTGATGCCTGTAAAAAAATCAATAACGATTTTAACTTAGGGGTTACGGGTAAGCCAAATAAGAAAGCCATTGATCAACGAAAAAATATCAAGGCATTTAACGATTGGCAAGAGTACACATGCCACGTCTTAACTGAGTGGCATAGAAAATTATTTGCGGAGCACCAGGATATGGCATATTCCGAGTATTTACTCGATTTACTGCAAGATGATCCGGTCCTGTTTTATAAGCAATACGGGCATATCGCAAAACCTTATTATGACGATTTCTATTTTGAATTACCATTAAAAACATTTGAGAAGGTGGTGCTAAATTGGTAGACCAAAATATCTTAGACGAAATAGGCTTCACATCCTTTAATATTGATGATCTCGACAAAGAATCAATACTGGAAAAGGAAGTTTACGAACGCATTTTTAGCACCGTTAACCAGACTGACCGCATCCGGTTGATTGCCAAGCTCAAGGATCGCGCAGAAAAATTAAAGGTTAAACAAACATTTGGAGAGCTGCTCCGTGCATATCAATCAGAATATGCACAATCAAAGAGACAAGGTGGCAGCAACACGATGAAGTTTACTGATCCTCCTTTGCCGGATCTGAAATGCGGGGAGTGGGAATGCACGGATAGCGGTATTTCTAAGGTAACAATCAAGAATTATGATCCTATCAAAATCACAGCCTGCCCTCACCCTATCTTGCCTATTGAGCGGTTGCAAAATGTTGAGACCGACACGGAGAAAATAAAACTGGCCTTTTTTAAGGACAAGCACTGGAAAACCATCACGGTCGAACGGAGCACGGTGGCGACGCGAACAAAGATTGTGCAACTGTCCGATTGGGGAATCGATGTAACCTCAGAATCCGCAAGGGATCTTGTCTCTTTTCTCGGCGACGTCATGAACCTAAACGACATCCCACTTAAAAGGAGTATTGCCCGTCTGGGATGGGTCGATAAGGACTTTATTCCATATGACGGCAACCTAACATTTGACGGGGAGCAAGATTTCAAGGCCCTTTTCGACTCCGTTCGGGAGCATGGCAGTTTTGATACGTGGCGCCAGGAAGCAATCCTGCTCCGTAAGCACAGCATATATAACCGCCTATTGCTTGCAGCATCATTTTCAGCGCCCTTAATTTCGCTTTTAGGTATAAATCCCTTCATTGTACATTTCTGGGGCGGTACAGGCGTTGGAAAGACTGTGGGGCTGATGCTGGCTGCGTCGGTCTGGGGAAATCCGAGCCAGGGGAAACTGATTCGATCACTCAATAGCACTCAGGTCGGTATGGAGAGAAATTCAGTATTTCTCCATGATCTCCCTTTCATTGGTGACGAGCTACAGATTATTAAATCCAATTTTGATAATTTTGATAAACTCATTATGTATCTGTGCGAAGGGGTTGGGCGTGGCCGTGGCCGGCAAGGTGGTGGAATTGAGATCCTTGGTAACTGGAATTGTGCTTATATTTTCTCTGGTGAAGAACCAATCACGCAGTCCGCATCAGGCGGCGGCGCCAAAAACCGCGCGATCGAAATTGAGTGTAAGCAGTCCCTTGTCATCGATGGGAATCACACGGCGAACCTGTTGCGAGCAAACTATGGATTTGCCGGCAAAAAGTTTATAAAAGAGATCCCGCCGACGAATGAGCTTCGAGAGATTTACAGCGCATTTCATGCCGAAATGATGAAGCTTGGGACGACCGAAAAACAAGCAATGGCCATGAGCGCCTTAATGGTCGCTGATACTATCGTGGCGCCGCTAATGTTTGAGGACAAATCGCTTAGTTTTGCAGATGTGACGCCATTTTTGATGAGCGTATCGGAAGTTGATGCCCCTACACGCGCCCATGAATGGTTATGCGACTGGATCGGTGAGCATTACGCTAATTTTGTCAATGGCACAAATGATGTTTGGGGCAGGATTGACGGAGATACCGTATATATCAATAAAACGGTTCTTGAACGTGAAATGCAGGCGCAAGGATTTAGCTTTAAGTCCTGCATGTCATCATGGTTGGATAGAGAAATCGCGATTAAAAACTCGCAGGGACGATCTGTACATCATACAACATGTTATCAATCAAAAGCAAGCTACGTATTGATAAAAACCGCTATTATGCAGGCAGTCTAACAAATCTAACATGGCATTTTTAAATGTTAGATTTTTAAATAGGCCGTGAGCAGGCTTTATATACATAAATCTAACATTCTAACAAATCTAACATAAATAGGTTATACGTATAGAACAGTTTTTTCGAGAAATAAAGCTTCATTTAAATATACGTATATATAGCTATCCAACGGGAAAACCGTTAGATTTGTTAGAACACCAGCATAACCCCGGTTTTTGCGTTAGATTTTTGTTAGCTTGATGTTAGACTGCCTGCATAAAGGCCATATAAATGTTAGAACAGGAGGCCAGATGCTTATAACATTACGAGATTACCAAAAAGAGGCCCTGCAAGCCTTGCCGGAAAGCGGCGCCGTCGTCGAACGATTGGCAACCGGCCTCGGGAAAACGGTAATCTTTTCACAGATACCAAGACAAGGCAAAATGCTTTGTCTGTCACATAGAGAAGAGCTTGTACGCCAGCCGGCAAAATATTTTGATTGCCCGGTCGGATATGAACAGGCAGAAAATAGATCACACGGTGAAGAAATCGTTTTGGCAAGCGTACAGAGCATGACACGGAGATTGAAAAGGTTTTCCCCGGATGAATTTGATCTAATCATCACGGACGAATGCCACCACGCGGCGGCCAAGTCATATCGAAACATCTATGATCACTTCACTCCTCGTTTGCACGTTGGCTTTACTGCAACCCCAAAGCGTGGTGATGGTGCAAGATTAGATAATATCTATTCCGACATCGTTTTTGACCGCGACTTGAAATGGGGTATAAAAAACGGCTGGTTGTCGCCAATCGAATGTCTACGGGCGAATATAGGGTTTGATCTGTCCAGGGTGGCCAGAAGATTGGGTGACTATGCCGCCGGTGAGCTTGATGACGCAATGAACATAGAATCTCAAAATAAGGCGATTGCTGAAGCTTATTATAAATATGCCAAAGGGCAAACCGTGATATTTGCGACCTCCGTTGCACACGCTGAATCAATCGCAGAAGAGATCCCAGGTGCCGTAGCAGTTACCGCATCAACCCCGAACCGTCAACAGATCATAGCGGCTTTCACAGCCAGGAAAATCCCAGTGCTGGTTAACTGCATGATATTTACTGAGGGAACTGATATACCGCTGATTGAGACCATCATCATTGCCAGACCGACACAGAATAGCAGTCTATATACTCAAATGGTCGGGCGCGGACTAAGGCTTTACCCGGGCAAAGAAAAATTGACGTTGATTGATTGCGTAGGGGTTACCGGCAAGAACAATCTATGTACCGCAGCCACCTTGATCGGTATTGACCTTGACTCTGTGCCGACACCCCAAAAGGACGAGATTGAAGGAGACTTATTCGATCTCCCGGATATCGTAAATCGCCTCTCTGATTGTCCGCAAAGTTGGGTGCGCAACGTGGAATTTGTGAATCTGTGGGCGAAAGAACAGGAATACGATACCCATAATGTAAATTACTTCAAAATGCCAAATGGCGATATGGTTGTAACCCTGCCAAATAAACAATCTGTCGTAATCCCCGCCCCGGATGAGCTTGGTAATACTGTTTTTCGGGGTGAAAGGATGCGAATGCAAAGGGCCTTGGATATGAATTTTAAGTATTTGCAATCCTGTCAATCAATGAATCAATATATTTGGGACTTAGGAATCGCGAAAAGATGGGGATCGGCGCCGGCGTCGGAAAAACAACTGAATCTTGTACGCCGTAGATGCAGAGGTTTTGACACGAACGGTCTTACTAAATTACAAGCCAGTCAAATTTTGAATCGGGTGATGTGCGGATGAGAAAAGGACAATTTTTAGAATCACAAATCGATAAGGTCATCGAGGTTGTAAAGTCTCAGGGGTATTGGGGGCAGAAAAACCATCCTCATCGTACTGAAAAAGGGACATACCTCGAAGGCGAACCTTTTGACTATTTTATCATAACAGATAAAGTCAAATATGCCTTTGATGCCAAAGAAAGCCATTCCATCAGATGGCAGTTTAAACAAAAGGATATTAAGCAGGCAAACAATTTAAAAAAACTAAAAAAATGTGGTTTTGATGCTTTCTTCCTGGTCTACTTTGCCAATGAGCATAAAGTGATTCGTTTTGATGTTGACCAGTTTATCAGTGCTTTAGAACAAAAAAGAATGCATTTGAAAAGCGATGAAGGAATGGTCTTTGATTTCAAGGAGGTACTATGACCAACAATGAAAAAATGATTGAGCTATTTGGAGTCGCTAAGGATGGCGAATATTGCGTGTCATGCGCTCATCTGATCAGTGGCAGCAAGTGCGATATTGCAAAAGCAACGGTTAACCGACATATGTCGGCCTGTGGGAAATTTGAGGAGGTAGACAATGATTAAATACGACGCAGCCCACCCAAACGGCATCAAAATCCCACCGATCAAGCCGGAGGGCGTAGAGCTTGCTCCGGTTATGGTCCGGCAGATGACCGATGAGGAACACAAACAGTATGGACCGCCACAGAAGCGCAAGCGCGGGGAAACCGCTTGCCCGTGGACAAAGAAACAATCAAGTAAAAGTTTTGGGGAGGTATGAAAAATGAGATTGATTGATGCAGATGCATTATCACTGGAACTTTATAATCGAATCAACCAAATGACCCTTGAGGACGAAAAACTATCGGCATATCAGGCTTTGCTTATTGCAATGGGTCTTGTACAAGAGGCTTCCACCATCGACGCCGTGCCGGTGGTGAGGTGTAAGGACTGCAAACAAAGAACACCCGAAAAGCTAAAAGAGGAATGGCTCGATTGCTTTTTATGGCACTGCAAAGATGGACGGAAAGGACGGTGAAACCGATGCCATGTAAATATAAAAAATCCTGCGGGCTGGATATGTATTTTTGCGGCGCCGATTGCCCTGAATTTGTCGCAAAAAAGCCGGGAGAGCCTTTTGTTGGAGAGGAAAAAACAATAAAAAATAGACCAAGCCGCACGGAGATTGAGCGCAAGGCGATAAAGGCCTACGGCCATAAAAAACAAGAGGATATTTGCATTGAGGAAATGTCCGAGCTGATAAAGGCCATCATAAAAAATCGGCGGTACTCCTCTACAGAAACCCGGCAGAGTATCCGCGAGGAGATCGCCGACGTGCAAATAATGCTGGATCAGATGAAAATGATCTTTGGGACGACCTTGATCGAAGAGGACGCAAAGTTGACCAGGCTTGCAGGCAATCTTGGGATGTTGGAGGTAAGCGAATGAGACAAGCGACATCACTTAACCCTCACCTCTGCCCCGATTGTGCGGTGCCGATATCAGAGTGCGGTTGGTGGCACGGGTTACGCCCACCGGAGGGGGTAAAAACCGGGATTAGGCAGATCAGCGAGTACGAGGGCAAAGGCAGCCGGGAAAGAGTCGCCGTCGATCGGGTGATTGTCCTGGAGTGTCCGAGGTTTAAGGAGGCTCAAAAGAAAAAGAATGAATCCACATTGAGCACAACGCAAGAGCCTTACCATGAATTAGCTAACGCCGTTATCCTGTCGGCCGTGAAAGATTATAGATCGGCGCGCAAGGCAAAAGATAGACACAAGGTTGGCAGCATCCGGCGGTTTTTTCGGTCTGATTACTTTTCCGTGCTAAGTGATTTAGACGGCGAACTGTTAATACAAAAACTTGACGAGGAAACAAAAAATGACAAAACATGAACTTAAGGAGTGCAGGGAGTCCAGGCGAGAAATCCGTCAACTGCTGGACGAGATGGAGGCCCTTGAAGCCGAAGTCACATCTCCGAAAATACCGAAGCTGTCAGGGATGCCGCCGTCAGAGCCAGCCACAAGCGACAGGATGGCGGAAAACGTCGCTAAATGGGTTGACCTACAGCAAGAGTATAGAGACAAGTTATCACGGAGTTTTGATATGCGTATGGCTGTAGAAAAAGCAATGGACGTTTTGACGCCAACAGAAAGGCAAGTCATTCGGGCGTATTACATTCAGGGGAAGACGTGGGAAGAGGTTTGTGTGGCTGTGAATTACGAGTGGGCACAGACACATCGGAAACACGCTTCGGCATTGAGAAAGCTGGCGCCCAAAGATGATATAGAATGATACACTGTTTATGTGATATAGTGTAGTCAGTAAGAAAAGCAAACAAGCCTCATTTTAAAAATCCGCAAACGGGCACCCCAGGTCGAGGGATGTCCGTTTTGCGTTGTGGAGAAAAAACTAAGAGATGTGGTGGTGATCGTGGGTGCAGCACGGCTGACAATTAAACAAAGCGCGTTTATTGACGCTTATATTGAATTGGGCAATGCCAAAGATGCTGCTATAGCTGCTGGTTATAGCCCGAAAACAGCAAAACAAATTGCGGCTGAAAACTTGTCTAAACCTTACCTAAAATCCGTAATAGACGAACGCCTTGCCGCCATTGAATCCGCTCGGATTGCCAAGCCTCAAGAGGTTATGGAGTATCTTACGTCCGTCCTCCGTGGCGAATCAGAGGCTGAGGAGATCGTCGTCGAAGGTCTCGGAATGGGAGCGTCCAAAGCCCGGACGATGAAAAAGCGACCATCGGAAAAAGAAAGGTTAAAGGCGGCGATTGAACTTAATAAGAGATTTGATGCTGCAACTACATCTGGTGAAGGGCAGGTGAATATTGTTGATGACATCCCAAAACCTGAGTAACCTTATTACACCGGCATTCTATGATGCGCATTGGGCGATCAAAGATAACAAGCATCTGCATTATATTTTTCATGGTGGCCGCGGAAGTCTCAAGTCGACGTTCGTTTCCGAGGAGGTCCCCTTCCTTCTCGTTCAGCATCCCAAAATGCATGCTGCTGTCTTCCGCAAAGTTGGCCGAACGCTTCGGGGATCCGTATACAATCAATACGCATGGTCAATTTCTCAGTTAGGACTTGATGATAAATTCACTTTTCGGCTATCTCCCCTTGAAATAGAATATAAACCAACTGGGCAAAAGATCATGTTCTTTGGTCTTGATGAGGCCGACAAGCTAAAATCCCTTAAGACTGCTGATGGTTATGTCGGCATTACCCATTTTGAAGAGGCTGACCAATTTGCGGGCATGGCAGAAATCCGTAAAGTGTTACAGTCAACTCAGCGTGGTGGCGATAAGTTTTGGAATTTCATGTCATACAACCCTCCCCGTTCTCGTGACAATTGGATCAACAAAGAGATCCTTATCCCAAAAGCAAATCGGTATGTACATGAAAGCAATTACCTAAACACACCACCAGAGTGGTTGGGAAAGCCATTCTTCGATGAAGCCGAAGACCTTAAGCAAATAGACGAAAGAGCATATCTGCATGAGTATATGGGCGTTCCTACCGGTCAGGGTGGAAATGTATTTGAAAACGTAACGATTCGGCAAATTACCGATCATGAAGTCGCCGGATTTGATAATATTTATCGCGGCATTGACTGGGGCTGGTACCCTGACCCCATGCGATACATTGCTGCGCACTACCAGCCTAATCATCGTAGGCTGTTTTTGTTTGATGAGTTTGGCGGCTGTAAACTCAAAAATGATAAGGTCGCCGAAAACTTAATGCTGCACCATGTGAATACGTTTCACGACCTGATCACCTGCGATAACTCAGACAATAAGTCTATCGAAGATCTCAAGGACTACGGATATTTAACGAGACCAACAGAGAAGTTTGCTGGCAGCCGCGAGTACTCGTTCAAGTGGTTGGCATCACTTGTTGAGATCGTTATCGATCCAGTGCGCTGCTCTAAAGCCGCCGAAGAGTTTACGGCTTATGAGTTCGAGACAACTAAAGACGGTGAGATTATATCAGGGTATCCGGATGGTAACGATCACAGTATTGATGCGACACGATATGCAATGACGCCGGTATGGCGTCGGAGGGGACAATAATGTTAGATGTAAAATCCCTAATCAACAAAGTAATAACAACACTTAATAAAACAGAGATTGAGAATAAAGCAGGTATCAAAACTGCTGTTTCAGAAGATATGTCAACTGCAATCGAAGTGTGGTCCCGGATGTATGCCGATGCACCCAATTGGGCATCTAATGAAGTCAAAACGATGAATTTGCCGGCAGAGATTGCAGCCGAATTCGCCCGTCTTATTACGATTGAGATGGAGTCAGAGATTACAGGCAGCGCACGTGCTGATTATCTCAATATAATTCTTCAGCAAGAAGTCCTTGAAAAGCTGCGACAACAAGTAGAATACGCTTGTGCAAAAGGCGGTATAGTCTTAAAGCCTTATATTGACGGAGATACAATCACGGTAGATTTTATCCAGGCTGATTGCTTCTTCCCTATTTCGTTTGACTCTTCCGGTCGCTTAACCGGCGCCGTATTCGTTGATCAGATTATCAGAGGGAAAAAGATATTCACACGACTTGAATCACAGCAATTCAACGATTCAGGGATTTACGAGGTTAAGAACAAGGCCTTCATGAGCTCAACAAAGAACGTCCTCGGCAGTCAAATATCATTAGCCGATGTTGATCAATGGGCAGATCTGCAACCGGAAATTGTCATTCAAAACGTTGATCGTCCCCTTTTTGCTTACTTCAAAGTCCCGTTTGCAAATACGATAGATCCCCGCTCCGCTCTTGGCGTATCAGTATACAGCCGAGCAGTAAGTCAGATAGAGGAGGCAGATAAACAATGGAGCCGTCTGCTTTGGGAGTTCGAAGGTTCCGAACTTGCCATTGATGCCGATATGGTTGCACTTGGTAAAGATTCAGCCGGTAAGTTGTCTATGCCAAGGCTTAATAAGCGGCTTTTCCGTGGTCTCAATATCAACGGAGGGAACAGTGGCGCCGATTTTTATAAAGTATTCTCCCCTGCAATCCGTGATGCCTCGTTGCTCAACGGTCTTAACGCAATCTTAATTCGTGTTGAGGATGCCTGCGGTTTAGCTCGGGGGACTTTTTCTGACCCGGCAACAGATCCCAAAACCGCGACTGAAATTCTCTCGTCAAAGCAAAAATCATATTCAACGATCAGGGACTGTCAAAAATCGTTGCAAAACGCACTTGATAATCTTGTTTATGCAATGGACATTATGGCAACCCTTTACCAACTATCTCCTGTCGGCACATATGAAACGTCATACAATTGGGACGATAGTATTATTAACAATCCCAGTGACAGCAAACAAATGTTCTGGCAGTATGTTGTTGCTGGGAAGTATCCGTTTTGGCGATACCTCGTCAAGTATGAGGGCTACAGTGAGGACGAAGCCCGGGAGATTGAGACTGATGCTCAGAGTAGCGTTAGCGCCTCTTTCGGTTTCGGTGGCGCATAATGCTTAGCCCGCATTATCTTGAGTCTGTTGCCAACGACTTACTCAGGCTTTACGATCAGCTTGAGGAATCTATACTACAAGACATTGTTCGTCGGATCGTTAAAACTGACTTTGTAACCGATACTGCAAAATGGCAGTTGGAGCAATTACAAAACTCAGGAATGGTTTACCAGGATACCTTGGATAAAATCGCAAAAATTACCGGCAAAAGTGAGGCTGAGTTGATAAAACTCTTTAATGAAGCCGCAGTTGAATCGCTTAGTTATGACAATCAAGTCTATGAGGCGGCCGGATTGACACCTATTGATATCAAGCAAAGCCCGGCAATGCTGCAGACGCTTACCGCTGGATTGCAGAAAACAGCAGGTAGCTTAAAGAACCTTACTCTGACTACGGCATTGGCATCACAGTCGGCATATATAAATTGCTCCAATCTTGCTTATATGCAGATTATCTCTGGGGCATTTGATTATGCGCAGGCCATCAGGCAAGCAATACAACAAGCCGCATGGCATGGCTCTGAAGTGCTATATCCTACTGGGCATAGAGATAAGCTTGACGTCGCTGTACGCCGCACCGTGTTGACAGGAGTCAATCAAACGGTATCTAAAGTGTCTTTGGACAATGCCGTAAATATGGGCACCGGTCTTGTGAGGGTAACCGCCCATAGCGGCGCCAGACCATCACATGATGCATGGCAAGGCAAGATATATAGTCTCAACGGACCGACCGAGCAATACGGCGATTTCTACGCCTCTACTGGTTATGGTACAGGAGATGGGCTCTGTGGCTGGAACTGCCGACATAATTTTTATCCTTACATTGAGGGCGTCGATGAAGAGATGTACTCAGCTGCCGACCTCAGGGAGATGAACTCCGCCAAATACGAATACAATGGCAAAAAGTACACCGAGTATGAAGTATCTCAGATGCAACGGACAATGGAACGCCGGGTCAGACAGACACGCCGAGAGCTTACCGGTTATGATACGGCAATAAAGGAGACGCTTTTTGATGAGTTAAAGGCTCCTCTACAAAATGATTTCAATATCGCGGCGGTGCAGCTCAAAGGGCAGGAAGCAGCGCTAAAGGATCTCTTAAAGCAAACAGGGTTCCGCAATCAAACCGAGCGTTTGCAGGTTGCTGGATTCGGTCGGAGCGTAAGCAGGCAAGCGGTAGTAATAAACCAAAAAGTACAGTCATATAATAAACTTATTGGTGTCACTACCTCTACCGGAATATCGGTAACGGCGTTGTCTCCGCATCTTGGGCTACGGGCAATTGAGCGCAATGTGTCTGTTGGTGACATCAAAGATGCCTTGATTAAACCTTTGGATTTTGGTAAAATAAGAGCAGATGCAAGTCAGCAGTTTATTGGCGAAAAGGCTACAGCTGTAATCAATACTGAGTCAGGTAAACTGGTCACTACTTGGCCAACTAAGAGTAAAACAGCGGAAAAACTAAAAAGGAGGAAATCATGAAAAGCATAAAAAACCATTTTAATAATGAACAGATTAAATTGTTGTCCAGTATTGGCATTTACCTATCAAACGATAAAGATTATACCGATGACGAATTGATTAGTATGCATGAGATCCTCACTGACAAGTATCTTGACCATTTCAATTCTAAAGGTGATCCAGATAACCAAGTAAAGCTTTTTGAGACAATAATTGATATCTTTGCTGATGATTTTGAGATTTAAACCACCTTACCGTTGGGCGAGGTGGTTTTTTGATGCTCAAAATTAAATAGTTACCCTAAGCACTTTGCAAACGCAGAGTGCTTTTTGTATACCCAAAATTGGACCACCTTAGGGTCCTAATAAGCTAAGGCGGCCAGGTGGAAGCGACCACCGAAAAAAGAGCTCAGCCGAAGGAGAAACAAATGAAGACAGAAGAACTTACCGCATTAGGCTTAACCGAAGAGCAAGCCGCAAAAGTATTTGAGCTTCACGGGAAGGACGTAACAAAACTAAATAACACGGTTACCACTTTAACTGCCGAGCGCGATGGATTGAAGACCCAGCTTGGAGAAGCCAATACCAAGCTAACCGGTTATGACCCAGAATGGAAAGCCAAAGCCGATGAAGCCGAACGACTTGCAGATGAAAAAGTCAAAGGCCTTGAATATCAATACGCAGCCGCTGCTGTAGTTAACGGGAAAAAGTTTACCAGTGACGCTGCGAAAAAGGCATTTTTGAATGACCTTATCGAAAAGAAATTGCCGCTAGATAATGGTAAGTTCCTCGGCTATGAAGACTTTGAAAAAACGTACAAGGAAAAAGACCCCGGCGCGTTTGCCGGCGAAACACCGCCGCCAAAGTTTTCCGCACCAACACCCGGAGTTGATCCCAATGGGACCAAGACCAATTATGAAAAAGCAAACGCCGCTTTCCGCGAAGTGTTTGGAAGAAAAGGAGAATAATTAAATGGTACTTGATAGAACAGCCGCTGAGGCATTAATCCAAGAACAACTTGTAAGCACGATCTTTCAGGACGTGCCGAAACAATCCGTATTCATGCAGCTCGCCCGTAAGCTGCCCAACATGACCAGCAAACAGACAAAGATCCCCGTACTCGACATGTTGCCCCTCGCCTATTGGGTGAACGGCGATACCGGGTACAAACAGACTTCCCAGCAGGCATGGGAAAACGTATACCTTACCGCCGCAGAATTGGCCGTAATCGTTCCGATCCCCGAAGCCGTACTCGATGATGCCAGCTTTGATATCTTGGGTGAGGTGACACCCCGCATCAATGAATCGATTGGCGCCAGGGTTGACCAAGCTTGTATCTTTGGCATTGGCCGTCCCAATGAATGGCAGAACGATATTATTACACTCGCCCGTCAAGCAGGAAACAACGTATCAGGCGGTATTACTTATGACTCCCTCATGGGAGAAAATGGGTTACTCGCTAAGATTGAAGCTGCGGGTTACGCATCTAGTGGTGTGGTTACCGCTATGACAGCAAAAAGTGCATTACGCGGCATCAAAGATGATATGGGCCACCCCATCTATGTAAATGACATGAAGGGTTCTACCCCCTATGCCCTTGATGGTGCGCCTATGTTCTTCCCTGAAAACGGCAGCTTCGATTCCACCGTTGCAAAAATGATCGCTGGTGCCTGGAATCAAGCGGTTTATTCCATCAGACAGGATGTAACCGTAAAAATTCTCGATCAGGGCGTCATTCAGGATCCCGCCACAAAGGAAATTGTATATAACCTTGCACAACAGGATATGGTGGCCTTGCGAGTCGTGATCCGTCTTGGCTGGGCGCTGCCTAATCCTGCTACTCGTCTTAATGGGGATCGCACTACTGTACCGTTTGCGTACATCGAAGCAGCCACTCCTTATACGACTCAGACTGTGACCTTTACGGTAACGGATGGCGATGCTGCCGCCATTGAAGGAGCATCCATCAATGTTAACGGTGCGCGACTGAAGACCAATGCAAGCGGTAAAGCCGTCTTCAACTTGAGAGCCGGCACCTATCCCGCAACCATCAAGAAGTCCGGTTATACCGCGCAAACTGCCACGGTGACTGTCGCGTCCGCTGCTGTGCCTGTTGCAATCACCTTGTCTTAAGGAGGTTAATTTATTATGAGTAGATTTTCCACTGCCGTTAAAGCGTTGTCGACCGCAATGGTCGGCAGCGCAGCAACAAACGATAACGCAACTGATGCTTTGCAGCACATTGCCGATAATTATACGGCTCCGGATAAGCAGCCTACGGATGCAGAAATCAGAGCTGCACTTGAAACAATTACGGGGGCTGCTGCCGGAGATATCTTTTATCTCGATGCGGAGGGCCACCTTGCGCGTTTACCGGTCGGTACCGACGGACAGGTGCTTACAGTTGCTAGTGGTTTGCCGTCATGGGCTACACAGGCATAAGGAGTGATACTGCATGAATAGCTATGCAGAACATGAGTTCTATGTTGAGAGGGGCGGCACCGCGTCCCTCTCTGATTTTAACCGTTACGTTAAACGGATAAGCCAGTACCTTGACCAAGTCACTTTTGGCCGCGCTGCATCTTACGTTGACGCCGAACATCTGTTGGCGTCTGCCTGCTGTGATCTGATCGATGCCGCGTTACAAGATGAAAAGGGTGGAGAAATCAGCCAGGAAAACATTGAGGGGCATCAGGTTACTTACACGAAAGGAATAAGCAACACTCTCTCTTATGTTGAAAAGCAGAAATCAATCATCAATCTATATCTTGGCAATACCGGCCTTTTATATCGGGGGTACTACGATGATGAAGTGTAATACAGATATAACAGTGTACAATCGGTATTATGATTCTGTAGTCGGATATGACCGATGGCAACGGACTGTTATCGACGCGGCGCACTGGCACAAGACGACAAAAACAACTGTTACGCAAACGGGACTCATCGCTGCTGATGAAATCACTATCCGCATTCCCTCCCCTGTTAATGGTTTTGTGGCTCCTGAAGAATGGAAATCCTTGCCGGATAGATCCGGTTATTGGACTTTACAACCTGGTGATAAAATTATTAAAGGTGAGACGATGCAGGAAATTGTGAAACCGTCTGAACTCATCGGCGCGTCTACTATTTTAGGATGGGTTGATGCTCGATATGGTCTTAATCCACAATGGAAGGTGATTTGCTCATGATTAAAGGTGTGCGCTTTACAATGGACTCCGTCGATAGAATCATTGGAAAACGCGGCATTGAAAAAGGCGGCGCCGTTCAAAAGTATATTGATAAAGCCGTGCAGGAACACTGCGATCCTTATGTGCCGATGAAAACCGGCACTTTGAAAGGGTCAACTGTTGGAGCTACTGTTTGTGGGAGCGGCAAAGTCGTATACAACACCCCTTACGCTCGGCGCCTTTATTACAATCCGCAATATAAGTTTCATGGCGCGCCTCAAAGGGGGGGAAAGTGGTTTGAGCGAATGAAAACAGATCACAGAGACGCTATCTTGCGTGGTGCTGCGAAGGAAGCCGGAGGTAAAGCGAGATGACGATCACTGAATCAATCCGCGATTGGATCCGCGGCTACCCTTTGATTGATAATAACCTTAGAGTCAACATTGACTGGCTACCAGAGGATAGCACGGAATACACCATTGACAGCGTCCCCGGCGACGCCGTAGTCCAACGGTATATTGACGGCAGCGCCAAGAAACAGGCGCTTTTTGTTTTTGGCAGCCGAGAACCCTACGGCTCTGATGTCTTGCAGAACATCGACAATAGCGGCTTTTACGAAGAGTTTAGCAAGTGGGTCGAAGAGCAAAACGATGCCGGCAATCTCCCGGTATTGGAAACCGGAAAAACTCCGATCAAGGTGGATGTACTGTCCACCGCCTATGTATTTCAAAGCGATGCAGAAACGGCACGGTATCAAATTCAGTGCCGATTACTTTACATGGAGGTAAAATAAATGTCAAATCCCATTTTAAGAAATAAAGTTGCCGATTACATTGACGTCAGCGACACAGATACCCCCGAATTTGTTCTTTGTGGTGTTGGTTTTAACACCCTAAACGAGTCCCCTGGCGCTCAGATGGACACCAAGACCTACGTCAACGAGGAACAATCCTCAACGACTATCAAGTCCTATCAGCCGACATTTCCGTTTGACACGGATATGATTATGGATGAGGAGGCTGTCAACAAAATTTATGAAATTGGGCGGGATAAAAAGACCGGCGCTGCAGCCATGATCGGCTATGTGCGAGTTGATCTTTTTGACCCGGCAACAACACCCGCAACCGGCTATAACGCGCGAAAATATACCGTTTCCGTTGAAGTGGCCAGCATTGAAGGTGAAGCAGGCGGTGTCATGAAGATGACCGGTAATTTCCACGCCTACGGCGCTCCCGTGGCCGGCACCTTTGACCCCACAACCAAAGCCTTTACAGCTACGGTCTAAGGAGGGTAAATCATGAAAATCAATGGCACTGAACTCGAACTTGATCTACTCGATCAAGAAACGGCTACCAAATACGAAAAAGCTATTGCCGCTCATCAATCCAAATACAGCGAAAAGCTGAAAAAGGCAAAGACACTGTCCCAGACAATTAAGGCCTGCGGAGATGCCACCTACGCTTTAATTGATACTCTTTGGGGTGAAGGTACCGCTGAGAACGTGCTCGGCAGAAAATACCATATGCAGAAATGCCTTGACGCTCTCAACGCGATCATCGCCGAAGAAGAGCAGCAAGCAAAGGGGCTGAACGAATGGACGGAAAGATTCAGGCAAGCCCGAACAGAACAATAAACATTCTTGTTGACCCCCTGCCGTCAGAGATTAGTGGTTGTCGGATTGAGACTAATTTTAGAACGATGATCCTGTTTGAGCAGTTGATCTTTGCGGATGAAATCGCAGAGGCTCAACGTCTTGTTATGGCGCTTAATGCTTTTTGGGTTGACTCCCCAAAAACGTTTGATGAGGCCGTCAGTGGCCTCCTTTGGTTTTACCAATGTGGAATCGATAACAGGGATGGCGGCTATGATGAGGATGGCGGTCCTCGTGCATATGACTTCGACGAAGATGGCGAATATATTTACGCTGCATTTATGCAACAGTACAGGATTGACTTACAAGCTACACCCTATTTGCATTGGTGGCAGTTTAGATCGTTGCTTAACTCTCTGAACGAGGATACCCGTATCGTTAAGATCATGCAGTATCGAACTGCAGACACGTCAAAGATGCAAGGTGAAGAACGGCGGTTTTATGACCGTATGAAAAAACAATACCGGCTTAAACGGTTATCGAAGCCGGAGCAAGAAGCACAAGAGATCGCCGCATTGCTCAAAAACGGCGGCGATCTCTCTGCGTTGTTAGGTGGTGGTAACTGATGGCTGATGGTAAGTTAATATTTGATACAGGTTTGGATCAGTCGGGGATTAACAGCGACGTCGGCACGCTAAAAAGTACAATGACGTCCGCATTCAAAAAGATAGGTGCTGCAATCGCAACTTATTTAGCTGTTGATAAAGTCATCGAGTTTGGTAAGGCATGCGTCGAATCTGCCGCTGAAGTATCTGCCGAGATATCAGCATTTAACCAAATCATGGGCGGCTATGCAGACAAAGCAACTGAAAAGATGACCGCTGTCGCCGATGCTACGGGCGTTACTGCATCACGGCTAACTCCTTACATGACGTCTATGACAGCTAAATTTAAGGGGCTTGGCTTTGACATTGATGATGCTACGACATTGGCTGCCGAAGGGTTGACTCTGGCCAGTGACGCTACAGCGTTTTGGGATCTGACTCTTGACGACTCCATGAGCGCCTTAAACAGCTTTATCAACGGTAGCTATGAGGGCGGCGAGGCAATCGGATTGTTTGCCAACGATACGCAGATGGCGCAATATGCCGTGCAACAGGGATTGATTGCCAGTACGTCGGCGTGGGCGTCCCTCGATGAGGCGACTAAACAGGCAACGCGGATGGAATATGCCCAGAAGATGTACGAGATGTCCGGTGCCACGGGACAGGCCGCGAAGGAAGCCGAACAATATGCCAATGTCGTTG